AGCAGATCATCGACGCGATCATGCAGTCGCCCATCATGGGCATCCTGGTGACCAAGCTCGACGACATCGACAACACTGCCGAGACCATGCTGGAAGAACTCCTCCGCAGCGATCAGACGTTCGATGAGCGCCGGAAGCTCGAAGGTCGCCTCGCTAGCGCAGAGACCAGCCTGACCGCGCTGGTGGACGACAAGCAGTCCGTCGCCACGCAGATTACTGAGCTGTTCGCCAAGTTCGACTCCGCTGCCGCACAGTTCATCCAGGTCAACCAGGCCATCGCCACTGAGACCGAGGCGCGCACTACGTCCGCCACGCAGCTCAGCGCAGCCATCGACGACAGCCTCGCGCAGATCACCGACGTGAAGCAGGCAGTCGCCAACGAGACCGAGGCGCGCTCCACTGCGATCACGAAGGTCGCTGCGGACTTTGCTGCGGGCGATCAGGCGATCTCGCAGACCATGCAGACCTCCTACGCCACGAAGGACTACGCGCAGGCCATCGCGACCACTCAGGTCGAGGCGTTCTCCAAGGGTTCCTTCGCGAACCTTCAGCAACGCTTCGAGGCCCTGGTGGTCGGTTCTCCCGATCCCGGTGCGAACCCGGAGTGGCAAGCTAACTGGTCGGTCAAGATGAATGGCGGGAAGATCGACGGCATCCCTGTGATTGCCGGCATCGGTCTCGGCATCGACAGCAAGACTGGCTCAACCTTCACGGTGATGGCTGACCGCTTCGCCATGGTGTCCCCGACCTACACCACCACGGGTGGCGTCGCTCAGCTCAAGTATCCCTTCGTCGTCGGCACGGTCGGCGGCGTGAGCACCGTGGGTATCGAAGGTCAGCTCGTGGTCGATGGCTCGATCACGGCCAACAAGATCAGAGCGAACTCCCTATCGGCCATCACGGCCAACCTGGGCGAAGTGAATGGCGGCACGTTCCGCACGTTCCAGCTCGACGGCAACGGCGCGATCATCAATCCACTTGAGTTCCGGTGTGAGATGACCAACAACCCTGGCGACGCCTATCCGATGTGGATCGGTGCCGGGGTAAAGAACTGGAACAACGCTGTGTTCTCTGTCGATCGTTCGGGCAACGCTAAGTTCGCTGGACAGATCACCGCACAGAACATGATCGGCAACCTCCAGAAGTCCACGTACACGACATGGAACGGCGACATCCAAGCGAACATCGGTGGTGTTGGCCCGCAGATCACACTGACGACCCCTGTGCTCCTTGGGGAATATCAGGTGCCTGTGCTCCACGTCGAGTGTGAGATCCACAACCCCGGCTCGAACCCCTGCACAGGACTCATCATCCTGGAGAAGCTAGTCGGTTCAACGTGGGTTGTGATGAAGCAGCACGCCTACTACATGAACGTCTCGTCCACCGCCTACGACTCAATGATGGCCCTCGACGGTGCCGCAACAAGCGGCGTGACCTATCGGGTTCGCATCGACGGCACCGGACAGATTCGCCCTGACTACTTCCACGTCACGTCCATCTCAATCTACGCCCTCGGGCTGAGGTAACTATCTCCGACAACGACAACCCCGGCTATGTGTCCAACTCGACACTAGCCGCTCGCATCTCTGCACTGATCGACAAGTGGAACGGTTACAAGAACGCACTGCGCGATATGCTGACCAAGCAGACCGGCACAGTGGATATGGAAGACGGCACGGGTGCCGTCGTGACCCTGCCGACCTTCCCGGCTCTCCAGAAGGCCGTAACGGGCCTGACGGATGACCTGACGGGTGCGGCTGCGAAAGCTGCGGCTTCCTCCTCGCAGGCTTCTGCCTTCGCATCTGCATCGCTGAACTCCGCCAACGACGCGGACACTGCGCGTGCCGCCGCTGTCGTCGCCAAGGATTCCGCTGCTGACTCTGCGGCTACTGCGACTACCCAGGCCGGTATCGCGAGCACTAAGGCCGCTGAGGGTGTTGGCAGCGCCACCACTGCGAGCACGAAAGCTGCTGCCGCTGCCGCGTCTGCGGTTGCTGCGGCTGGCAGCGCGACCACCTCGCAGAACAACGCCGACAGCGCTGGGTTCTCTGCGGCGTCCGCTCAGTCCTCGAAGGACGCGGCGGCAACCTCGCAGGGCCTCGCGTTGCAATACGCGAACGCTCCAGTGAACGTCCAAGTCTCGCCTGGGAACTACTCGGCTTTCCATTGGGCCGAGCAGGCACGCCTTACGGCTGTCGGCGCGCTCATCTACCGAGGCAAGTGGTCTGCGGCATCCGGCACGTTGCCGGCTGGCCCCAAGACCGGCGACTTCTACATCGTCTCCGTCGCAGGCACCGTCAGCACCGTGAAGTACGGCGTGGGCGACATGCTCGTGTACGACGGTGACGCTTGGGATCGCATCGACAACCAGACCGCAGTCAACACTGTCGCTGGTCGCACCGGCAACGTGGTTATCGCCATCTCCGACCTTGCGGGCCTACAGGGCGCGCTGGATGCAAAAGCCCCTGCGGCGAGTCCGACCTTCACTGGCACCATCGGCCTACCGTCCACCAACGGGGTCACGAGCTTCGCGCTTGGTACAGGCGACAACGCGACCTACGCGACGCACAACGTCCGCATGCATTTGCATTGGGGCCTGGGTATCGAAGACTACGCCGGCACTGTCCGGGGTGTGTACGACGCCCGCACGGGTACTTGGGACACCTTGGGTGGCTATAAGGTCAACGGACAAGCTGTATGGCACGCGGGGAACTTGAACCCTGCCAATTACATCCCGGTCGGGGTGCGGACCGTTAAGGACGGGACAGTCCTCGCCAGCGGTAGTCCGCCGAACATTGCGGCAGTCGTCAACAACAACGCCACTGCGTTATGCATCGCAAACAACTCCAACCAGTATTCAGCCGCAATTATGTCCTTCCTCCGCGACGGGCAGTTCGGTGCCCACTTCGGAATCGATACCGACAACCAGTGGAAGGTTGGTGGCTGGTCGATGGGTGCAGCCGCGTATCGCGTGATCCACGAGGGCGTCACCAACTGGAACTGTCCTGGTCAGGTGAGCGGTAACAGCCTGACCACCGGCAGCAATGGAGGAGCTTACATCAACGGCAACGGTAGCGGCCTACAGCACAACGGCCCTGCGTACTTCGCTAGCCAGATGAACAGGCTCTACGCGAATGGCGGCGGCTGGTTGAACACCGTGCGCATCTTTGTCCAGGGGAGCGACCCCGGCGCCGCTGCTGGCGAGGGAGACCTATGGATTTGGTGAGCCATGATTAAGATCAGAAGCGGCGGCGCGTGGCGCGACTTTGCCGGCGTGCCTGCGCATAGGTCGGGTGGCGGGTGGATACAGTCACAGAACATCTACCGTCGCTCTGGCGGTGGATGGGTCAACGTGTGGGTCAACTACACCCCCGTGTCCGGCTATGCCAGTCCGACCAGCATAGCGGGTGGTGCGCAAGGAGCGCCTGCTTCTGGCAACGTCACCTCGAACTTCACGGCCGCCTACGGTCAGAACGGCAACGGCAATTACACCTACACCTGGTCAATCGCCTCCGTAAGCAACGGCGTCGCACCGACGATCTCCAGCCCCAACGGGCAGGCCACAGCCATCTCCCGTGTCGTGACTGCCGCCATCGGTGCCGTCACCGGCTTGTTGGCTTGCACCATCTCGGACGGTCGCTCGTCCTTCGTCGTGTATGTGAACTACACCCTCTCCTACTCCACCAACAAGTAACCCCATGGACAACGATACGAAACTACTCGCCACCTTGGGCATCACCGGGGCCGTCATCGGCCTCGGCAAAACCCTTGCTTCGAGCGGCCCTTCCAACTGGAAGATCGCCCTCGCACGCTGCATCACCACGGCCGGCCTCAGCATGAGTGCGGCGCTCGCTGTCGTGATCTTCCCCACGCTGTCCTTCACGGCCCATGTGGGTCTCGCTGCGGCCCTGGCCTCTCTCGGGACGACCGCGCTGGAGAGTCTGTTCGCTCGCTTCCTCGGGGGCGGTAGTGGCAGCAAGTAAGGAAGCCCTCGAAACCCTGCACTCCGCCATCGCCAACAAGCTGACCGATGCAATCGACAGTATGGCTGCGGACACCAAGGGTCTCGCTGCGATCCTCAACGTCGCCCGACAGTTCGTGAAGGACAACGGCATCGAAGCCGTCATCGTCCCTGGCAGTCCCGCTGGCAAGCTGGCGGATAAGCTCAAGGAGTTCCCCTTCGACGCAAGCTCTGACCGGAGCCATTGAGCGAGCCGCATCCGTTCGAGGACTTCCGTAACTTTGTCTACCACATCTGGCAGCAGCTCGGCCTACCCGCGCCGACTGCTGTCCAGTACGACATCGCTGCCTACCTGCAATACGGCCCTCGCCGCCGCGTCATCGAAGCCTTCCGAGGCATCGGGAAATCCTGGATCACCGCAGCGTATGTCTGCTGGCTCCTTTGGAAAGACGCGCAACACAAGGTACTCGTCGTCTCCGCATCGAAGGATCGCGCAGACGCCTTCTCGATCTTCACCAAGCGGCTGATCGAGACCATCCCCGAACTGGCTCATCTGAAGCCTCGCGGTGACCAGCGCAACTCGAACCTCGCGTTCGATGTCGGCCCTGCGAAACCCGACCAGTCCCCCTCCGTGAAGTCCGTCGGTATCACCGGCCAGCTCACCGGCTCACGCGCCGACACGATCATCGCGGATGACGTGGAAGTGGTGAAGAACTCGGCCACTGTCGCGCAACGCGAGAAGCTGGGTGAACTCATCAAAGAGTTCGACGCGATCCTGAAGCCACTGGCTCACGCAGAGATCGTCTACCTGGGCACGCCTCAGACCGAGGAGTCCATCTACAACCAGCTCCCTTCGCGCGGCTACGAAATCCGCATCTGGCCTGCGAGGTATCCGAAGGATCGCAAGCACTTCAACCAGTACAGCGGCCGCCTCGCTCCGTTCATCGCGGATCACTTCGAGGCCAACCCTGGGTGTGCATGGCAACCCGTGGAACCCACTAGGTTCCATGAGGATGACCTTCTTCGCCGAGAGGCGTCCTATGGTCGCGGCGGGTTCCTGCTGCAATTCATGCTCGACACCACGCTGTCCGACGCTGAGCGCTATCCGCTGAAGCTGTCCGACCTGATCGTGATGGACGTAGACCGCGAAGCGGCACCCATCCGAATCATGTGGGCCTCTGGCAAAGAGCAGGTGATCGACGACATCCCCGCTGTGGGATTCACCGGTGACCGCCTACACCGCCCGATGTATCTCTCCAAGGATGTCGAGGAGTACACCGGCTCGATGATGTCCGTCGATCCTTCGGGACGCGGCGGTGACGAGACGGGCTACACCGTGACCAAGCTATTGCGCGGCATGGTCTTCCTGCGTCGTGCAGGTGGCCTGAAGGGCGGCTATGACGACGAGGCTCTTGAGCAGATCGCGCACGTAGCCCGTGCCGAGAAGGTCAAGATGATCCTGGTCGAGTCCAACTTCGGCGACGGCATGTTCATCAAGCTGCTAGAGCCTGTGCTCCGCCGCATCTACCCGTGCGCTGTCGAGGAGACTCGCAGTGTCGGTCAGAAGGAATGCCGCATCATCGACACGCTGGAGCCTGTGCTCAATCAGCATCGACTGATCGTGGATGCCGCGCTCATGCGTGCGGATCAGAAGTGCGAACCGAAGTTCCAGTTGTTCCACCAGCTCACGCGGATCACCCGCGACCGTGGTGCCCTACGGCACGACGACAGACTCGATGCGCTCGCAATGGCCGTCGCGTACTGGAGCGAGTACCTCAACCGCGACATCTCCCGCGAGGAAGACAAGCGCATGGAGGAACTGATGGAGCTGGAGTACGCGAAGTTCGCCGAGAGTGTCTTCGGCCATCGACCGGCCACGCCGAACTTCTTCGACAACTACTGAGGCTTAGCAGGGGAAATAGCCCCCTGCTTCTTCCACTCCTCGCCCAACTGCTGTACGCCCTCATAGAAGTGCGACAGCGGATGCTTGGAGCAGTAGTCATCCAAGTACGACTCCATTGTGTCGTTGCTCGGCGGCTGAGCGTCAGTAGCCAAGCTCAGAAGCGAGACATAGCCGAGCATCCAATTCTCCATCGACGTGTAGAGGATCGTGTCGGAGATCGTCGGTGAAGTCTCGGGGCGCACCTTGTTCCAGGTGCTGCAACTCTGCGTTCCTGCACCCACAACGTGCCCCTCAGCATGCGCAGGTGATTGCGCAATCGCGATCACCACTACCGCCAAAACAAGTCCCCATCCACGTTTCATCTGTGCTCTCCATTCCCCACTCCCCCGATAGGAGCTAGTAGTAACTTATCAGATCACCACCCGCCTCCTCGACTTCATGGTCAAAGTCGAGGGGGAACGGCTTGTCGCATATCGTGACACCAACGGCACCCTGACCATCGGCGTGGGCCATACCGGCCTCGACGTTACTCCTGGTCTCCGCATCACCCCTGAAACCTCCCGTGCGCTCCTGCTACGCGATCTCGCATGGGCTACCAACTGCGTATCCAAGAATGTGCACGTCGCTCTTACGGAGCCGCAGTGGATCGCTCTGGTGTCATTCGTGTTCAACGAGGGCGAGACTAAGTTCCTGACCTCAACCATGCTTCGCTTGCTCAATGCCGGCGACTACGCATCGGTCCCCGTGCAGCTCGCGCGGTGGAATAAGGAGACCGTCAACGGCGCGCTCCGAATCAATGACGGCCTCACGAATCGTCGTGGTGCCGAGATCAAACTCTGGCATCAAACTTTGTAGTCACCGCTGCAGTTCGGCGATCAGCTCTTTGAACAACCGCACTATCTCCTCGCCGTCGCGAACCCAGTAAGCTTGAAGCGACTCGGGATCTTCAGCGGTGAGTTCAAGGTCACCTCTTACGGCAACCAAGGCCGCTACTCTGGTCGGTATAAGCTGTGGTAATCCCTCCAGCATGTAACGGTAGAAAGAGATCTGTTCCGATTGGAACTGACTCTCAAGTTCAGCACTGCTGGGCTTGACCGTGAGCCGTTCTTTCTCATCCGCTTTCGCTTTCGCGACGGCCTTGTGCAGCTTGTATAGCGGAATCCGCTTGATCATAAGTTTCATTTGCAGCTGTCCGACCTGGGTCACCAGCTGCCTTACAGCAAGCGCTGTCTGCGGCTCCACTACTAACTCAGCCTGCGCGGCGGCAGCGACGAAGCTTTGCAGTGGTTGATTGTCGTAATCGTCAAAGCGAGTAGCCAATGTCGCCAAGTGGGCTTGGAAGCGCGCCAGAGTGTCCACCGCATTGAGGCAGACATCGCGGCGCTTTTGCGTCGTTCGATCCTTAACCGCTTCGGCTGCCTCGTGTTCTCTCTGCTCGCGATAGCGCGTTTCGTCGAACTTGCGCTGGGCGCGCAAATTCGCAGACGCGTATTTGTTGCTCAACCAAACGACCGCTAAGGCACCCGCAAATGCAATACCGGATGTGATCGCCGAAGCCAACAGTGACTGCCAAAAGGGACTTGCTGAGGCGACACCGCTGAGGTTGACAACGACTGGCATGAGAAGTCCCTTCGACATGGGTAACTGATGGTTCCATCCATCTTGGCAGCAACGCCGCAAGGGAATCCACAATCTCCTCGACGGCGATCAAGCCTCCCCGCGATAAATCCTGAGTTGCTCCCCCTCCGTGAGAACTGGCTCCCCCGTTCCCAAGTAGCCGGACTCGTCAGCCCATATCGTGAACGAGAGGCCGCAAGCCCTGCACCCACAATCCCCTCCGCACCTCGGGTGGCACTTCTCCGTACAGCGACACGGGAGACTCGTATCCGGCTCCATCACTTCCGACGATATGTCGGGGAAGTAGCCATCCGTGGACGGGTACCTGCGCCGCCCTTCCCTAGTCGGAACGGAGGAGATCGACACAATAATGGCGGTCATGTTGGCTCCTCAACGAGTCGCTGTAGGGTGGCTGCGTTCCGTTGTCCCTGGTCTTCGTAATTGTTGTTGAAGATGCCCTGGACGTTGAGTGTGTCCTGCGCCAGCCTCCGCATCTTCGGCGCGATCTCCGACAACTCCTGATCGGAGTAGTCATAGTTGAACCGATCCGAAGCCGCCGTCTGTCCCTTGACGTTCCACGTCTCCGCGTTACGACCGTGCAGCCGGACGATGGCAAGGTTCGGAGACGTGACCTCCCATATCTGCGGGAGGCTGTTCGAGAATCCTTGGGGCATGTCCAGGACGACGTGAGCGAAGTTGTTCTGTCGCTCGAATTCCAAGGTCGCCTCCCGGTGCTCGTCATCAAACCACTTCGCCTGCCGGAACTCCGTAGCAAGCTGGAAGCCCCTCATGCGATCTGCGCACTCCTCAATGTGAGCATGCCACTCCCGCGATGGGACGACCCACGGCGGGAACTGGAAGTGGACGGCACCGAGCTTCCCTGCGTTAGCGAGGGGTGCGACGGCTTGCCGGTAGCGGTCCCATAAGGAGTCCAGGATTTCCCCTGGCATGTCCTTGTAGTACACGTTTGTGCGACCTTGGAAGAACCAAGTCAGCTCGTGCTGGATGTCCGCAGGTAGCGCCTTGGGTGGCGTCTGATGACCAGTGAACAGCCGGAATGCCTTCACGTTAAAGGTGAAGTCGTCAGGTGTCCGTTCGACCCACTTCTGAGAGTTCACCTCAGAGGGCATAGCGTAGTAGCTGCTATCGACCTCCACCATGCGGAACTGTTCCGCGTAGTAGCGCAGCCGCTCCTCTGCACTGTTACACCCTCGCGGGTAGAACAGCTTGGACGCGATCAGGGTCTTATCGGTCCAGCTCGCAGTGCCGATTTCAATCTCACCCATCGCACGGGATTTCATCCTCGGGCGAGAAACCGTACGCCTTCAGAAGCGCGTCCAACTTTTGGTTGGCCCACACGTCATCCGCTTCGCCTACGTGGTCCGTGATCTCGTCGGCTTGTCCAGCGAAGGCGCAAAGTAAATCGCCTCGGTCCTCATGCTCCTTGATCATTCGCGACATCGCCGCGCTTAGCGCGTCTAGCTTCTCTTGGATCTGTGCACGTGTCAGTAGCATCGTAGTGACCTCTAACGTTACTCAAGCATGCGACCTAGCGCGTCTACCCCAGGTCAAGAACCCAGGAACTAAGGATCAGAATCTGGAGGGGGTCTAGGAAGGTGACACCCCACTCTCCTCCTTATGGCTCCATAGATACTCCTCATGACTCATATAGAGATCATAAGGTTCTCTTGCTCCTTCCCTTGCTCCTATGTACCCACTTATATTATTCTTTCAAGTAAAACATGGACTTGAAAGATGCTGCGTCGGACTATTGCGATCACCACTCTCCTCGCCCTCGCGGGCTGCACCACAATCCCTAAGCAGACCCAGCGGCTCTCCGCGACCCTCGTAGGCCGTCCTGTGGCCGAGCTGGACGCCAAGTACGGCAAGCCGTTTGTCTTCGGTGAGCGCGTGACCATTCACCAGTACAACGTCGTCCGTGGCAAGGCGGACTGGTCGATCTTGATCCCCTCCGGTTCCACGACCTCCCAGGTCTCTGGCTACGTCGATGGGCATCCCTTCCAGGGAACAGTGACCACGCCGAACGCCTCGCCCTACGTCCGCAGCAACAACGACGCGCAGTGCAACCTCAACGCCTTCATCGACGCTGACGGGATCGTTACGTCCATCGAGCTAAGTGGTGATACCTGGGCGTGTCGCAAGTTCTCGTAGTCAGGGTAATCGACTTACCGACCTGGTTAGTTTGAGCAACAGCTGCATCTCTTCGACGCTTGCCAACTGATCCAAGCACTTCAGCTTCAGCCGCTTGATCTCCCGCACCCTGTACGCCAATGCGTCCGCGCTCTCGCCTTCTCTTGGCGTCACCGGCTCGTCGATCCAACTGTCTTTCATACGCGCCCTGCAAAGAAATACCCGCACAGCATTTCTACAATGGTGTCTGTGGTCCGGGGTGTGAAATGTTCAACAGAGATTTTCGTTAAGGTATCCATAGATTCTGGATCGCACGCGTCCCCCCGCGCCCGCGTCAATGATCGCGCGCCTCGCGTCGTGACGTGAAGAAACGCGCCCACGCTGCCTTATCCACGGCACCACGCGGCACCCAGCGCGGCACCTGATGGCCCTAGATGGCACCACTGAGCCATCTGCGCTAGATCACGCATCTGCCGCACCATGCCCTAGCGTGCCCTGTGCAGCCCACCAGGCATCGAATGAGCCACCGATAGGCCCCAAGTGAGCCGCAATGCGCGTGTGCTTGTCTGTCCTGATCTGTAGTTTTCGCCGATGCCCTGCCGTGCCCTCGCCGGCCTCATGCGGCGCCCCACACGGCCCACGCGATCCCCTAGGTAACCCACGGCCCCACGCGAGCACCCACGGCCCCACAAGGCCACATAAGGCGCCTGATGGGCTATCTATCGTTTTTCACTTTTCCGATGCTTGCGGTGTTGACAACGATCAAACATGCTGTATATTTGCATCCAAGTCACGGCACGACGCCACCGACCCGCACCGCATCCACCGCGCTGCGCAGTGAAGGATCACAAGGCACCGCGAGCTTCCCTAGGGATAGCGCGGAGCGGCAAGGGAAACGACAGCATCCGGTGACGGCTCTGCTAAGTGGAACGAACCGCAAACGACGGCACTGCCGCTCGCCTTGCTAGGCATTGCACAACGGATTGATACTTGCTGACTTGACAACGATCAAACATGCTGTAGATTATGTACCACGGTCAACGCAACACCGACCGACACCTGACACGGCTATTCACGATCCAGCGGCGCCACCCGGCGTGCCTGATGACGATGCCACAGATACACGAGTGATTCGACTCATGCCGCCTAGCACCGGACGGCATGACTGGAAGCATTCAAGCGGTGCGCAACTAGGAGGCGCGAGAACGATGCATAAGCAAGAGTTGCACAAGGGACGCAGAAGACGATTGGGGGGCCTACGCGGCTCCCCGCAACAGCCATAGGTACAAGCGAAGTCCATCCGGGAGGTGGGCTTCACTGGTTCCTATCCCACACAAGGAGCGCATGACATGCGTGCAGACCGTAATCCCTACCCGTTCCACAACCGCCAGCCGCAGCGCCCCGCAGTGTCCATTGGGTACAAGCCTGCACCCATGCGCCGCCGCCGTAGCAACGGCCGTGTGCTGGCGAACCTCGTCGGCTACTGCGTTGCGGTGAGTCTCGTTGCGGTGACCTTCGTGGGCTTCATTGCGCACTAATGATTGATTTGTTTTGAGGAATGACGACATGACTGCTATCGACGAACGCGACGCGATCATTGCGGCACTGTGGAAATTCATCGCGCAGCGGCCGGGGCTGGAGTATGCGAACTACGGGGATGTGAGTTCGTACCGCAGCGAGATGCGGGGGATCACGAAGGATCGCCACCACGCGGAAGAACTGCTACGCGCTGTCGAGCGTCGCAGCATCGACGCGCCTGCACTCAAGCTGGCTCTTACGGGTTCCTTTTCGGGCCGCTTGTCGTGGGATGGGGAACGGCTGAGCTACTGCGCCGGCCAATACTTCCCGACTGAGTACCGCCGCGCGGTCTGCGCCGTGCTGTCTTCCGCCTTGTGGGACTACTGGCGCGATGACAACAAGCCGGCGAGCGAAGACGAAAGCTGGGGAGACAACATCCGTCGCGTGGCGAAGCGGGAGCTGAGCTTGAGCGTGGCTCGCCGCTGGTTCAACTGACAGACGCAAGCGAGGCCCATTCGATCCTGAGTGGGCCTCACTGGTTTCTGACGGGAGACAACGACATGGCATCTGTTCAATTCAGCAAGTGTGGCAACCATGCGGGCGTGGAGAGTCTCGCCCTTTCGGGGCTGCGCGATTTGGGCGCGAGCGACGGCATCGTGCGCATCGGGCACACGGGATGGTTTACGGATCGCGAGTTCCCGGACGCAACCTACAGGGGCAACGTGTGGCAGCTCCCGGCTCGCAAGGGTCAACCGCTGTTCCTTGCTGGCTGTCTTGGAACCGATGACGAGGGCTACACGACGCTTGATGCCAGCCGGGGCAAGCTGCGTCTATTCGATAACGCGACGGATGCCGCGTGGGCTGGCGATGAGCTGGCGCGAATCAACGCCGAGCGTGCTTGCGACTACGAAGACATGTGGCGCGCTGAACAGGACGCTGAAGATGCCCTCACGGCCGCCCGCGATGCCTTCAAGGAAGCACGGGACGCATGGCGTGAACAACAGAGCATCGGCGCGCTAGGCAAGCGGCTATGCGCTGACCTCCGCAAGCGCCTTACAGACGCCCGCGATGCCTTCAAGGCTGCGCTGGTCTCCCTTATCGAAGCGCGGGCCGCGATGGCTCGCTACGAACGCACGGGGTACTGATATGCCTGAGTTTCACTCAACCGCAGCGAGCGCGGCCGGCAACGGCTTCGACGCGTTCACTGCCGCCTACGTCATGGCGTTGTACTTCACCGACACCGGGGAAGGCGATCAGCCTGACAGCGAGGCGGAGCTGGCACCGGAAGCACTGACGAGGATCAAGGCGGACTGCGCGGAGTTCCAAGCGGTCTCCGCTGATCTGCTGGAGCAAGCATGCGACCGTGACGGCTACACGCTGGAGCGCGCTGGTCACGACTTCTGGCTGACACGCAATGGGCACGGCGCGGGCTTTTGGGATCGTAACGAACTCGATGGCGATGGGCTGGGCGATGCACTGACTTCGGCGGCTAAAGGCTTCGGTGAAGTCTGGAGCTATGCCGGCGACGACAACCTGATCTACGTGGGATGACTGACATGAAAACTATTCGCACACTCGCTGAGCCGCTGACCATCGCCTACATCGCCATGGGCGCACAGACGTACATGCAAACCGCGGAGTTCCGGCATCGCGAAACCCAGACGGAAGGCGGAGAGCTGGAGTTCGTCGGCGACATCATTAGTCACGCGCGGATGCTCGACAGCAAAGCCGACGAACGGCAGGACGACTTCAGCGGGGTGTTTCTGTATGAGGTCGCCGAGGAGTTCGGCAACAAGCTGGCGCAGCGGCTTGCCCTGATGGGTGAAGCCAGCCCCGCGTTCATTGAGGGCCTCGCTGATGCCCTTATCGACACTTGCTGCCGCTGAGGATCACAGACATGACCACTTGCACCTATCACGACACAGCACCGCTGGTCGCCGCTGCACTTCACCAGTTGTGCCCGCCTTGTCACGGTGCCATCGCCGATTGGGATGGCCCTGTCGAGGTGAGTAAGTGCGTGGACGTGGGCGGATACACCGAGCGTGTCGAGGAGGACAGCGATGACCAGCATTGGGCAGGCGCTCCGTTCTGGAGCGTGTACCTACATCAAAGTGTGGGCGGCGTGGATTGCATCGCTGACTTCCGCACTCAGGCGGAAGCTGAGGCGTTCGCGGCCGGCCTCGTGGTGTACCGCGATCACCTGATGTCCATTCGCAGCTAAGGCATAGGCACGACTGACTGCCAGTGGTGGCGCGTCCACCGCTCGATCCACACCTTGCCCTTCTCCCCTGTCGGGACGTAGCAGCTCCA